GACGGCATCGCCACCCATTACGTTGACGCCAGCGACAACGTCTGCATCGAGCGTGAAATCACCATGTACCGCGTCAACAAGTACGGTGACACCGATGAATCGTACCTGGATGTGCAGTCACCGGCGACGCTGGGGCGTATTCGCTACGTCATCAAAAACCGGTTCACCACCCGCTACCCGCGTCACAAGCTTGCCGGGGATGATGTGCTCGACCTGCTTGATCCGGGTCAGCCGGTGATGACACCGAAGATTGCCCGCACCGAGCTGCTCGATATCGCGCTGACTGAGCTGATTCCAGCGGGTCTGATTGAGGATTTCGACGACTACAAAGACACGCTGGAGGTCTATCTCGACGGCGCAGACAAAAATCGCCTGAACTTCATCTGTCACCCGAACCTGGTTAATCAGCTGCGTGTGCTGGCCGGTCTTATCCAGTTCAAACTTTAAGGAGCCTTTATGAGCATTCTGGGTATGGCGGCCATTCGCGCTAACGGCCGTGAAATCAAAAGCACGGGAAAATCCACCCTTAATCCGGGCGGTAAAACACGCACCCAACATATGGGCGGCGGTAAGGTCTGGGGGCTGGCGGGCAAGATGGCAGGTCCCTCGATCCAGATGACCATCGCTGCGGCGGAGGATATGGACGTTGTCGAAATCAGTAGCTGGGAGAACGTGACCATCATGTTTGAGGGCGATAACGGCCTGACTTACATGATGACCGGCGCTGCAACTGCTGAACCGGCGACGCTGGATGAAGACGCAGGCACGATCAGCGCTAACTTCATCGGCACCATACTGGTGAAGGTGTAAATCATGGCTGAGATGAAAATCACCTTAAAACACGGTTACGTCGCCGGTAAAGGCACTGACGATGAGATCCGCTACAAAGAAGTGACCTTTCGCGAGCTGACCTCAAAAGACGTTATCGACGCCCAGCTTGAGGCGGAGCGCGTGGTCATCGGGGAGAATGGCAAGGCGGTGGCGTACTGCTCTGAGGTACTGATGGGACTGGCACTGCTGCGTAAGCAAATCCTGTGGGTGGGTGAAATCCCCGGTCCGCTATCGCTTAAGCAGCTTTACAGCTTCCATCCTGAAGACCTTGAGCTGCTGTCCAGCACCGCGAGCAAAATGGATGACCTCGTGACGGAGACCACTGGCCGGGGGCGACCTGATGCCGCTGGCGACGGCGCTCAGTAACCTCATCGTCAATTTGTCCCAACGTTTCGATATGTTCTACCTGCAGCAGTTGCCACTCCGGCAGCTGCTGCGCCTGACAGAGCAGCTGAGGAAGCAACATGGCAAACCGCCTCACCACTGAAATACTCATCAATCTGGCAGGTAACCTGACAGCCAAAGCCCGCCAGTATGGTGCCAACATGTCCGAGTTCGCCCGCACTAACCAGCGGGCAATGAATGTCGTCAAAGCGACTTCCGCCGCTGCTGGCCGCGCCATTGATGCCGTTGGCAATCGCTATACCACCATGATTGCCGGTTTTGCTGGTGGTGCAATGGTAAGAAACTATCAACAGTTAGATCGTCGTCTTACTCGAATGGGAATAACAGCAGGTAAAACCCGTGAGGAAATCGCTGGTATCTTCGATATTGCACAAGATGTAGCAATTAAATTCGGGGTAGATACCAGTGAGATTCAAGGAGCGTTTGAAGAAATAAATGCTCGTTCAGGTGATTTAGATCTAGCTCTAAAGAACACCGAGAACATAGGTATGGCGCTGTCTGCATCAGGGGCCGAAGGTCAAACTCTCGGTGGTCTTATAGCAGAGTATAAAAAACTTCAGATAGAAGATAAAAAGCAGACACTCCTTGCTTTGGATGGAATGAATCGATTAGGAAAGGAAGGCGCATTTGAACTAAAAGATGCTGCGGAAAAGCTTCCAGCATCGTTATCCATGTATGCAGCAGTGGGTGGAAAAGGTGTCAAAGGTGCAATGGATGTGATGACAGTTGCTGAATCAGCGATGGACGTCACAGCGAATAAGGACAAAGCAGCTACAGCGGTAGAGAACTTTATTCGAGACCTTCAAAACCCAAAAGTTGTTAAAACATTACAAAGAAATGGTATTAACGTTTTCGACAGCAACGGTGCAATGCGTCCACTTCCTGTTTTGCTCCAGGAAACAGCGGCTCGATCTTCCAAAGGAGGGATAAAGAAGCAGCGAGGTCGTCTTACTGAAGCCGGGTTTAACCAGGATAGTATGGATTTGATTGCTGGCGCTTCCGGGGAAGCTGGTTCGCAGAAGCTGAAGACTTATATGAATGTAGTCGCTGATGGTCAAAGTATAATTGAAGATGCGGCTTATGCTTCAAAGGACTTTATGTCTGCCACTCAACGCCTTTCTACCGCATGGGAAAAGTTTACTAACCGAGAACTTGCAGGTCCTGTTCAGGAACTGGCTGATGCTCTTAATTCGGTGGATAAAGAGACCGTCAATAATTGGCTTGAAGTTGGTAAACAAATCACGATCGCTGTCGGTGGCCTCATTGCAGCCCGCAAAGCCTTTCAGCTCGGCAAAGGCGCTCTCGATCTCTTCGGCGTTGGTAAATCCAAAGGTATCCCCAAAGGCGTTTCAGATGTGTTCGGCTCAGGTGTGATGCCGGTCTATGTGGTCAATATGGGCTCCGGTGGTATGGGTGGCGGTCCTGATGTTGGTGGCCCCGGTGGTAGAAAACCTCCAGGGCGCGGCGTCCCCGGTCGAGCATACTCTGCGATGGGCTCAGCCTGGATGGTTGGTCCTCTGGCTGCAACCATTCCATTTCTTGATGAGAAACCAAACCTTACCGATGATGACAAAGCCAGCATGGTCAAATGGGCTCAGGACCGAGCCAAAGAACCATCTGTATGGTCCCGTGTTATGGACTGGCTCCAGCCCCCAGCTGGTTATCAGGATCCATCGCCGTGGGCGTCGATGCAGCCGCAAAACCAGCCTGGCTATCCGTTCCTGCAGCAACCTGAGCTGAAGGGCAGCATCGAGGTTTCTGTTAAAGATGATCGGGTACAGGTGACCAGCGTTAAGGTCAATGCTCCCGGCGTCACTATGAGTGCGGGTACCGGATTACGCAGTACGGAGCAAGACTAATGGCTATCAAGTGGGAAGACCTGCGTGATGCCTCGTTCCGGGGCGTACCTTTCTTTTTCCGCGACGTCGAGGGCGCTGGCGGCCGCCGCGCCATCCCTCATGCTTACCCCAAAAAAGAGGTTGGCTGGACGGAAGACCACGGCGCGGTACTGACACAGCAGCAGATTAACGCGATCCTGCTCGGCAGTGACTACATCGACCAGATGAACCGCCTGCTGGCCGCGCTCAATACTGCCGGTCCCGGTGAACTGGTGCATCCGTGGTTCGGCGTTCAGAAGGTTCAGGTGGGCCGCGTTACGCATCGTCTCTCCACCGAAGAAGGCGGCATTGTCTACATTTCCTTTGAGGTGTACGAGGCTGGCGAGCAGTTGTTCCCGTCCGGCACCGAAGACACCAGCGCCACCACGCTCAGCGCGGCGGACAAGGTCAAGGAAGCGCTGGCCAGCGGTGATTATTTCGCGGCGCTCGACGGTGTCGGCAGCATGGTGGATACCCTGCTGGAGGATATGGAGGGCTTTGTCACCAGCCTGCCGACCCTGCCGGATGCGCTCAGCGAGTGGATGGACCGCCTCAACCGGTTTAAGGACCTCGCCGGTATTGTAGCCGCCGCACCCGGTGAAATGATCCGCGATATTACTGGCCTCATCAGCGATATGAAAGACCTCGTATCTGAGCCCCCGTTCGCCCTGAGGGTCTATGACCAGCTGCGCGATAAGTGGGAAGGCGACCGGGCAGCACAGTCTGCAACCAAATCCCTGGTCGATAACATCAGCGTGAACACCGATACCGGATTTGCCAGCAGCGTCACACCGGCATCGACGCCGGAGACCACGGCAGCGATGGAGACCAACATCGTAGACTTCCGCCGTCTGGTCATTATCTCCACGCTGGTCGCTCAGGCTGAAGCGGTGGCCACCGCGACCTTCGAGACCGGTCAGGATGCGCAGAATACCGGCGACCAGCTGGCGGAGCGTCTCGGCGAGACCGCTGCGGAAGCCGTCGAAAGTGGCCTCCGTGAGCTGTGGCGCTCCCTTCGCGAATTGCGGTTCGCGGTGGTGAATGATGTGCGTATCCGCAGCATCCAGTTGCCGGAACTGCGACGCGTAACGCCTGCCCGGACAGTGCCGGTCATGCTGCTGGCCTACCGCGAGACCGGCGACGCGAAGAACCGGGACGAACTGGTGACCCGCAACCGGCTGCGCTATCCCTCCTTTATTACGCCTTCACAGACGATTGAGATCATCAGCAATGACTGAAGAGTTAACCCTTAACGTTGACGGCAAGGTCTGGGGCGGCTGGACGGATATGACCATCAACCGCTCTCTCGACAATATCGCCGGAGAGTTTGATTTGACCGTTACCGCCCGCTGGTCTGCTGCGGCTCCTCGCTCCATCAAGCCGGGGCAGTCCTGCACCGTTGATATCGGCACCGACCGCGTGCTGACGGGCTACATTGACGACTTTATTCCCAGCTATGACTCGGAGAATGTCTCCCTGCGCGTCATGGGTCGCGACAAGACCGGTGACCTTGTGGACAGTTCAGTGGTCGATAAATCCGG